GTTGGGGTGTTTGCACCTATAGCAGTAAAAGAACCAGAATCGTATATAGAACTTGTAACTAGAGCATTAGATCCAGAAAAAACAGGAATATAGTATGTTGATCCAGAAATATTTGTAGCTACACCGCTACCACCAATTGCAATTACTTGTTCTCCATTAGAACCAGACTTTTTGATAAAGGCAAGACCATCAAAAGTATTAAGAGCTATCTCTCCGAAGTCTAAAGAAGATGTTGTAGGGACTCTACCTGGCACCGCTGAGCGGCGCAGCTTTAAAAATTGGTTAGACATATGTCTGGCTTATTAGATGGTATACTTACTAGGAACTATATAGTTCACTTATAAATATTAGTACTCTCCTAAATCTACTGTGTAGAATGAGCCAGAATCGCCAAAAGAATCTATGTTTTGAATAGTTAAAGAACCTGTTTTAATAAGTGTAGAAGCAATAACTGTTGAGCCAGAGATAACAAAATCATTACCTAGTCCGCTTCCACTTAAAGTAAGTTGAGAAGTAGTAGCATTATATTGCAAATTAGAAAGGACTTGTTTCAACTTTAATCTAGCCATATTAATTGAATTTACCTATTCCTATAATAACATCATCAGCTTCAAAACCGTATCCTAACAATGCTTGATTTATAACTAACACAGAACTAGTTACACCATCTGTAAAACTAGTTATGCTAGATGGCTCAATGTATTGCCCATTAACAAAGAAGCTAAAGTTAGCTAAACTAGTAGCAGTAAGTGGGCTTGGTGCTGCTAACCAACCATTAGGGAAGGTAACAGTTGTAGATGATACATAAGTTCCAACCACAGTCTTGTTAGTATTAATGTAAGTTAATATAGCTGGGTCTGTTGTGCCAAAATTATTAATAATATTTACGTTATTCACAGAATCATTTAAAAGTACTGATTTCACTTTATTAGATCTTCCACGTTTAACTTTAGCAGAGAATTCTTCTGTTCCAGTAGAAGTTTCTAGTCCAAATATAATTTGAGATATTGAGTATTTGTTTGATGGAGTAGCTAATTTTTTATTAAGACTATCAGGAATTAAGTATCCATTTAAAGTAATATTAAAGTTTACTCTAACCGCACGGTTGTCACCTACATTATAGGTTACGCTATCTTGAAATGATTCAATTGAACTATAGAACTGAAAGCGATTTGGGTCACCCCAGTAGCTTCTGGAAGCGAAATTCAATACTTCAACAAGCTTATCCATTTGTTCCACAAAATATGTCCAAAGTATACACTCGTATTCTACAGTTACATAGTCAGGAGTAGCCGAAAGAACATATTTTGTTTCTGGTACTCTATTATTTAGTACGTTGAAATTACTATATACGTTTCTTTTGTTATAACTTTTTTTAAACAATTGTACATTGTGAACCATGTTACCATCGAGCTTATTTCCAAGATCTCGATTCTGAGTAACGGATGATCTTTTAAACATCATTAATGGAGCCATTAATTTACCTCCTGAATCTCTATAGTATCCGTCTTGTTGTACACTTTTCCAGTTTTCAGGCGTGCCATAAATAACAGGAACAGTTAATTTAGTATTATTTTGTACTACAGAAAGTTTAAGCACATTATTAAAGTAGTGCATAATGGCCTCATCTAGATCTTTAATGCCAATGGTAAAGTCTTTATCACCATCGTTTCTTTCACTTATTTCTAAAGCTCTATTGTTTTCAGGTTGTCCTAATTTAGTAGGTTCAGAAAAAACAGTATTAGGATTCCCTATTTGTTGATCATAAGGCTCTATGAGTTTATTCATGAACTCCTGTCTATTTGTTGGTCTAACTACTTGTATTGACATTATAATCTTTCTTTAGTTATACCAAGCTTATCAGGGCTTGACAAGTGGGTTGTTAAAATAATAGAATACGATTGACCAAAATTTTGTTGTCCGTTAGAATATTGATAGTCTGGATTCTTTCCTAGTATGAACTGATTCTCATTAACATTATCTACTTCATAATAAAGCTCGTTGTACATAATAGTATCACCTATTTCAGGTACTATATTAGCTTCAATTAGATGGTCTTTAAAAAATCTAAAATCAGCTGTACGTATACTATCTGGTCCATATTCTGTTCCCTCTACATTAAAATCGCCTCTTACTATTAGGCACGGTATTAATACTGGACCTATAAAATACTTGTTTAGAGACTCGCCGTATATATTAGCTTTAGTATCTCCTAACTTTATTTTATAATAGCCTATCTCTTGAGAGATAATATCCTCTACAAGCTCTTTGCTAAAGATCTTAAACGTAGCAACATCCCTGGCTGATCCAAACATTGACATAGTCTATCCGATATATATGAACATTGGCACTTCATTCAAAGTGCTTGAAATAGATTGATTCTCTGATTGCTTACGCTCTAATTGTGCCTGACGACTCATATCTGCTAAATCTCCTCTAAGTCTTTCTCTAAGAGCCACTTGTTGATCTTTACCTTTTGATATTAAGTCAGCAGCATTTAATGTAACTTCTGCGCCTGGAACAGGTACTTGAGTATATTTACCCCTAATTAAACCTAGCAATTCAGAAGCCAACGCAAGAACATATTCATATATCCACTGTCTACCTGGTTGGTTTATCTGGTTATATGTTATTGTTGTGTACGGAACGTTAGATGGATTGCTAATTAACCCTGAGTTACTTCCGTATGGGCTATTGCCAGTAATACTAGATACTTCACTACCTTTTGCATAATCAATCCAAACAACTATACCGTCTTGCTCAGGCCAAGGAAATATAGTTAGTTTATTATTTGTTATAGCAAATGAATACATTGAGCGTCTAACATTATTAGACATCTCTATTTCTTGTATCCTAGATATATCCCAATAAATAGGGAATAAAACAAAGTTTAAACCTGGTGAATATGATGCCCAACCAAAGTTCTCAGTAGCACCTTGATAGTTAATACTACCTCCAATATAAGGATCATAGTATTGATTTACTGCGGGTTGTGATTCATAATATATTCTATTAACTACTAATCTATCATTAGCGGCTATGAGACTTCCTGAAATAGCCCAGTTTTGTAAGTCATATATTTGTTGACTTGATGTTAAATACAAAGGGGCTTTATACTGATTAACATAACCACCTACCTGTATTGGTGTACCATAATTTTCAGATACAATTATAATCGAGTTTAAATTAGGCACAACAACTATATTATTTAAGTTGGATGCACCTGAAGCTCCTTCTAAACTAATATAATTATCTTTTATTTTTGATTGGTAAACTTCTTCTGCATAAACTGATATAGCCTCTTCAAAACAAGCATAGATAGAACCTGATTGAAGTTCTACTTCCATTATAGGATATCCTAATTTTCTAGAAACAAACTGTGCTACTTTAGGACCATCGGATTGGAATTGCAGATCATTATCATAAAATCCAAAAGGAGTAGATCCTGAAATTGGACCGGCTGTTCCGTCCCAAATTGGTGTTGTTGAAGTTGACGCCATTAATCGTGTGCTTTATATATTTCTAAAATTCTTTCTACTATTGGATCACGATGATTTGTTTTCAAAGTGATGATTGAAAAACCTGGCACCTCTTTAAAGTTAGTGCATATAAAATTAAAACCACTTAGCTTCTTATCTTTTAAATCAATCTGAGCAATATCTCCACATATGATCATTCTACTTCCATGGCACATTCTACCTAGAACTAACTCCATTTGTCTGTGCGTTATGTTCTGTCCTTCATCTACTACTACACAACAGTTGGTTAAGTTGCGTCCGCGCATAAATGCAAGAGGTATAACTTCAATATTGCCCTCAGATATTTCTTTATCTATCTTATCTTTACTATATAACCTATACATGTTATCATATATAGCTGCAGTATAAGGTGCTAATTTAGCGTCTTTATCTCCAGGCAAGTATCCTATCTCTTCACCAGAAGTTACAGCAGGTCTTGTTAATATAATCTTTTCTACTTCTTTACGAAACAAAAGATCTAAAGCAACTTGCGCAGCTATTAACGACTTACCAGAACCTGCCTGCCCTCTTAAAACAGTTATTTTACTATTTAGAATAACTTGTTTAGCATTTTTCTGCTCTTCATTTAATTGTACTTGAAACTTTATTGGATTTTTAGGCTGTCTTTTTGCACTAGAACTAGTATTTGTCATTAACCGTATTTTAGAATAAATATTGAGTTGTACTAAATAAAAAACCCAACCTTACGGGGTTGGGCTTTATTATATATCTAAGTAAGATTACTAGATAACGTTAGTGTCAGCAACTACTACCAAGCCATAGTATTCAGGACGTACCATAGTC